CAGCAGGTCGCGCAGGGCCTGGTCGTCGAGCACCTCGACCGCGAGGGCCAGGCGCTCTTCCGCCAGGCCACGCTCGCGCAGGCTGCGGGCCGAGACGTAGCGGTCGTCCACGCCGAACATCGGCAGGGCCTGCAGGTTGGCCTGCAGGTCCTTCTGCTGCAGGTGCGCAGGTTGCTGGCCGGGAGCCAGCTGGAACGCGCCGTCGTCGAGGAACAGCATGCCGACCGGTAGATCGAAGGCGCCGCCGGCCAGGGCTATGTCCAGCGCCTCGCGGGCGCTCGGGCCGGACCAGGGCGACTGGCGGCTGATGATCAGCAGCGACTGGCTCATCGGTCGCCTCCGAAGCAGACCAGGCGGTCCGCGCTTTGCGCCGCCTCGTGCAACTGGCCGAGTCCGGACAGTTCCCATGGTGCGCCAAGGTTGGCGCCGGGACGGCCGTAGCGTTCGGCTTCCTCGGCGTTCAGCACGCCGCGGCGCAGGGCGGCGGCGATGCAGACCACGGCGTCCAGGCCGTTGCGCTCGACCAACTCGCGCCAGGCGGCGGGCAGGTCGAACTCGTCCTGGCCGCTCACGACGTTGGCCGAGGCGCTGTGCACGCCGTCCTGGTAGAAGAACAGGCGGACGATTTCGTGCCCGCCGGCCAGCGCGGCTTCGCTGAAGCGCAGCGCGCGGCGGGCGGCGGGGGAGTGGGGAGGGTCGAATAGGGCGATGGCGAATTTCATGCTGCGATACGCGAAGGATTTCTTCGAATGATAAACCAATGCCTGTGTTTTGCCGGTCCGCAAATGAAAAAGCCCGTCGCGGGGACGGGCTTTTCCGGAGGCGTTTTCTATCAGTCGTCGCCGCCGGCGATGCCGAAGATCTGCAACAGGCTGATGAACAGGTTGTAGATCGACACGTACAGGCTGATGGTGGCCATGATGTAGTTGCGTTCGCCGCCGTGGATGATCGCGCTGGTCTGGTAGAGGATCATCGCCGAGGAGAACAGGACGAAGCCGGCGCTGATCGCCAGTTGCAGGCCACTGATCTGGAAGAACAGCGATACCAGCACGGCGCCCAGCAGGACGAAGAAGCCGGCGGTGATGAAGCCGGACAGGAAGCTCATGTCCTTGCGGGTGGTCAGCACATAGGCGGACAGGCCGAAGAACACCAGGGCGGTCATGGCGAACGCCGAAGTGATGACGCTGCCGCCGTTGGGCAGGCCGAGGTACATGTTGAGGATCGGGCCGAGCGTGTAGCCCATGAAGCCGGTCAGGGCGAAAGTGCTGACCAGACCCCAGGCGCTGTTGCGCAGCTTCACGGTGAGGAAGAACAGGCCGTAGAAGCCGATCAGCACCACGAACACGTTCGGATAGGGCAGGCGCATCTGCTGCGAAACGTAGGCCACCAGGCCGCTGAAGGCCAGGGTGAGTGCCAGCAGGCCGTAGGTATTGCGCAGAACGCCGCTGACTTCACGCTGTTCCGCGACGGCGGAGTTCAGCTGATATTGCTGTTCTTGCATGGTGTGGGTACTCCTTAACGGGAACGGGTCCATGACGTACTGATGGGCATGATAGCAAAGCCTCTGCCAGGGCCAATCGATAGAGTTTGACAGTGTGTTGCTATCCGGTACTATGGCGCCCCGCGATGCGGAGGTGTGGCCGAGTGGTTTAAGGCAACGGTCTTGAAAACCGTCGATGGGGAGACCTATCCTAGAGTTCGAATCTCTACACCTCCGCCATTTCATCGCTGAAAGCCCCGTTAGCCGGGGCTTTTGCATTTCTGGATCGTCTCCCCTCCGTTGCGCGGCGACCCTGACCATTTCCGCAACATCCCTGTCATTTCCGCAACTCTTCCTTACTTCGTTGGCTCCACGATCTCTCCGACACGACGATAGACGGTCTCGGTGATGCGCTTGTCGGTGTGGCCAAGCAGCCTGGATGCCCGGCCGAGGTCAGCAATTTCAGAGGCTGCCTTCGGGCGGATGTCTCGGAACTGAAACTGACGAATCGCGGTGGCCAGGGTCTCGTCGAGTTCCTCCAGCGCCGCGCCGGCGGCGGCCGACCGTGCTTCGTCAAAGCGAATGCGCAGCATGGAGGATGTCATCCGGCGTCCATCGGGAGTTGTGATCAGATACGGGCCGGCTACGCCGCGCTGCCGCCGCTGCTCGCACAGCCGCGCAACGAGTTTTCCAAGCGCTGTCGGGCTCCCGTCGACATCGAGCATGATGCGCAACTTCTTCGACGTCTTGCCCTGGGCGATCTGCAGGTACCCATCCTGAATGTCCGCCTCACGAATGATCAGTACGTCGCTCGGCCGCTGGGCGGTGAGATAGGCGAGGTCCATGGCATCGCGGAGTTCCGGTGGCGCCGCGCCGTATACCGCGTTCCAGACCTCGGCCCTGGCGTAGAAGTCGCGCGGCGTCTCGCGGTTCTTGCGAACCCCCTTCACCGGGTTTTCAGCCGTGACGATCCCCCACTCCCTGGCGATGTTGAAGATGTGGGAGAAGAGGGATAGCTCCCTGTTGGCCCGAACCTTCGCGGACCGCTTGTCCCGGTACTGTGCCAGCACTTGGGGGGTGAGCGCCTCGACCGGCGCTTCTGAAAACGCCTTTCGCAGTTGCGTCAGCGAGAGGAGGTTGTCCTTTTGGGTGCGTGGCGCTTTCCCGGGGATGATCTCTTTTTCGTACCGGTCGAACACGTCACCCCATTTGCGCAGGGTCTTCGGAGCCGGGCTGGCATCCAGCCTCGCCCACTCCAGCTTTGCCAGGTCCAGGTCGGTACCGAGCGGGATTTCCCTCCTCTTTCCGTCTTCGCCGCGGCCGTCGTAGTAGTAGCCAACCCACAACTTCCCCCCTTTCAGCTTCCTGGTCCGGCGAATCATCCGGGGCGGGAGGTCCCTGTTCTTCGGCTGCTTCGGCCGCATTTCAACTCACCTTCGACAGATCCAGCGTCCACGGTTCCTGTACAGCAACCGTTCCGTTCGGTTTCACTCCGGCCAGCCGCAGGCGGGCATAGATCCGCCCGACGACAGGTCGCTGCGCAGCATTCAATTCGTACTTCCAGCCATGAGATGCCAGCCACTCGACCTGTTTTTTCGATGACTTGGCGCCGATCATGGCTTCCAACTCTTCCTTCGAGAGGAATTCAGACGGGGTTTCCATGGGTAGGTACCTATCCCGGCCTGACGGCCGGGTCGTGCCGCAGCCCTTTCCGTTGGGACTCGGCATGGATGATTTCAGCGGCTCACCGGTGACCGGAGCAGGTGGGTATGCGCCCCTGACCCGGGCCGCGGCAGCCAGGTGCAATGGAGATGGGCCGCTACTTCACCAGCCTGCACGTTGTCTTAAACAGGCGCCGGATGTTGCTGATGACCTCCGGCGTCACTCTGTTCGGGCTGTGCAGCGCGTGGGCGATCTCATGAATGAGTCCCGTATCTGTCAGACATGTTCGCGTCGGCACTTCCTTGAACCAGCATATGAAGCAGCTCAGATGCAGGATCTTCGGCAGTTGCGCGGCGAACTCGTCGTCGGGCAGCCGCAAGACTCGCAAATACTCCTCGAGGGCTTCTTGGTAGCTGAACGAATAGCGTTTCGAACCACTCATGTAGTGAAACATGGTCCCTCCTGCTCGCTCAGCAGGGCGCGGAGTTCTTTCCATGCCTCTTCAGCGCCCGGCGTCTGCGACATGGCGCAGCATGCCCAGCGATCAATGGAGCGCTCCAGGACTTCCCGCGGAACCACCACATGGCCTGCGGGGACGGCTCTGGTGTTCCAGTCAGCGATGGCGATTTCACGCTGATCTTCTATGTCTGGGACCATCATGGTTTCGCTGTCGAGGAACACGCAATCGGCAGAGTGATCACCTAAGATCCGGTGCCAGTCGTGGTTGCTCACCAGGCGCATCGAGCATCCGCAGAACGGACACGGTTTCAGTTCTTCAGCCATTGCCGTTCTCCTTGTCCTGGTTGAGCAGGTCGAGGAGTTCGGTCAACGCTTCTCCGCGATCCATCGTAAATACCTCTTCGTAGTCCGGGTCTGCCGTCAGCCTTCGCAACAGCCCCTCGCTGACCGTCTTGCCGTTGTGGCGCTTGACCATGACGTTCTTGTGCGAGCTTGTGCCGTCCACTGCCATGCTGGTGATGAAGTAGAGGTTTTTGCCACGGTTGTAGATGATCTCCTCCTTTGGATCGCCTGGGGCTATGACCAGCACCGCCGGCGCCTCGATCTCTTTTCCGCCAACGGTGAAGCGCAGCAGGTCGCCGATCTCGACCTGGCCGACTGCGGTAAGCGGCTGCCAATCCTGCACAACCACCACCCTTGCGCGCAGTTTCGCGACTTCCTCCCTGAGCGCCTGGGCCTCGGCGGCGAGGGCGTCGTAGTCGGAGGCCTTCACCCACGCTCCTCCGGGGTTCTCAATGTGCGCACAGTCATCAACGTGAGCATGGTTCACGTGGTCGAACCGCTTCACCTCACTCATGACCTACCTCCTTGCTGCCGCTCCGGCGCCTTTCCCATGCTTCGAACTCTTGCCGTGTTGCCACACAGGTTCCATGCGAGCAGCCATATTCATGGCAAACGGTTTTGTTGCAGACCGAGCGAAAGCCCGTTCCTCCGCAGTAGTCGCAGCCTGCGCGGCAGTGCGTGCATCTGAAGACCTCGCCAACCTGGCCGGTTCGAGTTCCACCGGCATCCTGAACAGCGTTCATCTCACCCCTCCTTGCCGGGCGCGGCGGCGATGTACGCATTCAGCAGCTTCTGCGTATCGGTGCGGGCGACGCCCTTGTACAGCAGCGCCATAACGGCATCGTGCATTGCCTCCGTCTCGCGAACCGGGATCAGGGCATAACCCTCCGGCACGCTGTGCTGAGCCTGGGCGGCATCCTCGGACGCCTTCACGCATGACTTGATCGAGTCCAGCAGGTAGGACCATGCGAAACCGCGCTCCTGGGACGGGCGCAAGCCGAGCGCACGCGCTACGTCATCGCGACACTGCTTGTCCAGGTCGTGGAGTTGCTGAGCCTGGGCGGGCGGGGCGGTGTAGAGGGTGCGGATAGGCGATCCTTCTTTGCCGGCTTTCAGCACAACCTCTTCGCTACCGTCGAACCATGCATTGCTGAATTGCCACTGATGAACTGCTGTCGGATCGGACAGCTTCGCCTCCAGCTCCGCGACCCTGGCCAGGGCGGCGTCGCGCTCGGATCGCAGCTTCCAGCGGTCTCCATCGCTCTCGTCGAGGGCGTCATGAAGCTGGGCGGTGATGCGCTCATGCTGGGCGACGGTCATCAGTTGCTCGACGCTGTACGGCCCTTCCTGCGTTGCAGCGATTTCGGAGGCTTTCACCGAGCGCGCCGCTTCTTCTTCGGTGCGGAATGGGACATGGGAGCGCGTCCCGACCTTCCAGTTCGACCACGCCACCACCTCCGGCCGCTCCGCCTCTGCCTGCGCCGGGGAGGGTTGCGAGCACATATCGCATGGTTCAGTTTCGTACTCGGGAGGCTGAAGCTCGCCGCAGTAATGCGGTCCACTGACTACGATCTGGCCAGTGCCGTTGCAGGTCGCGCACTTCGGGGAGGGTTGTGCCAGGGCGGCGCGCTGGATCGTCTTCAGCGCTTTCCAGTCGTCTACGATGGTCCCGTCATCGCCATAGCGCCGGCGATCCTCAACCCACATGACGGCTCGGTCGAATACGTTCCACGGAACCTGGACAATCGGGAACGGGCCCCAGCCGTCCCGCTCCCCCTGCGCGCCCTGCAAGTCGCGCTCATCCCCGCCTGCCTGCTCTACCGATTCCTGTTCGGGATCGATGCGCTCTGCCGACATGAGGGCAAGCACTGCCTCGGCCGGAGTCGCGCCATCGGCCTTCGCAAGAGGAATCTCCCGATCCAGGTAGAGGTCCGCGTGCCACTGGCCTTCGTACTCCGGCGTCAGAGCGATTCGGTTGGTCGCCACCAGGTCCAGAATCGCGCTGCCAGAGTGCTTGGCACACAGCGTCACGTAGATCACGTCGGAGTACTCGCCTCCACCGCTGCTGTATTCCACTTGGCACCCGCACATGGCGGGCCTTCCGTTGATGAAGGTCAGCTTGGCAGCTACGCCCGCCAGCTCTACCGACGCCGGATGTGCCGGACAGGGATGGCGGAGGGAGCCGTCGCCGGAAGGGCAGGTGCATTCATTTGCTTTGGTCATGGGAGTTTTCTCCAGGCCTCGGTTTCGAGGTCAGAAACGGTTATCAGTCGGCGCCGGCGCTCGATGTTTTCGAGTTGAATGACCTCACCCAGGCTGTCGATGACGACCCAGTGAATGCCGGTGGGAATGTGCAGGTAGCGGGCTGGCGCGGGAGAGCAGAGGGCGTTTATGCGGCGGACTGCGGGGCTTTCGTCGAATGGCATGATGGGCAGGCTCCGTAGGGTGGTGCCGTGTAGCAGTGCTCACCGCTGGCGCCCTGGTCTGCGTCGTTTGCGATCTCGTTGAGCTGGCGTGCGAGCTGGCGCAGTTGAGAGGAGGAGAGCAGGGCGCCGAGGCGTGGGAGGCCGTTGACCTCGGCCAGGCGCTGGCCATCCTCGCCGTCAACGAACAGGGCGGTCAGGTTGAGGGTGTGCATGGCGTTTCCTCAGGAGGTCGGCATCGGATGCAGTTGCATTGCCCGATGCGCTGGCCTGTTGTGCGGCAGTAGACGGGCGCATTCACGGAAGGAGACTCTCCCCGACCTGGCGGGCATGTTCTATGGAGCTGGCCTTGATGCGTGTCCAGCCCTTGCCCCAGTCCTGGGTCAGGCCGCCCTGATCCCGGAAGAACGGCCCGTGCTTCACGAACACCTTTTTGCCGGCGTTGCGGTGGACGAAGTAGGTCTCGTCGTCGATCGGGTCGTCGGCGCGGTCATGCTCGATCGCCTTGTCGGCCGGCGCCGTGCGCCAGTCCGGCCAGGACCGCGACTCGTTCTTCGCCTGCTTTGCCAGCAGGGCGTCGATGATCTGCGCGGGAGTGGCGCCGGTGCGCCAAGCCCCGTCCAGGGCCAGGATCACAACGTCGATCCACTCGGCCAGGTCGCCGGGGGCTTCTTCGATTTCGCGCAACTCTTTGCGGATGTGGTCGACGACGCCAGCGGCGCGCGACCCAGGCCCGAACGTGCGTTCGCTGAACCGGCGCTGGCGCTCAAGGTGCAGGTCGAGACGGAACACGTCCAGCCGCCCTCGGGCGCGGCCAAGCGCGTAAGCCTCGTCCTGGAACATCAGGAGGTGATCGCTGGTGCGTCCGGTCAGGACATCGAGATAGCGGCTGTGGAGCGCTTCAATGGCAAGGTGATCGTCGGGGTGGTTCTGGTTCGTCGTCATGGCTGCACCTGCTGAAGTGGGCGATGGCCTGGTTTCGGCGGTAGGTGTGGGGTGAGCAGCGCGTCCTCGAGGGACATGCCTGCGGCGAGCCGCCTGCGGACGGTGCTGGCCGAGACGGGGCTCGGCAGCAGGTCGACCAACTCTTCGAGGGTTCCGGTTCTGCCGCGCACGGTGTGGGTGTGCTTTTCCTTGCGTGCCTGGCGGGCCTGGTCCAGTGCGCGGGCGAGTGCCGGCGTGCAGTAGCCCCGTTTCTGCGAGTTGGCCCGCTTGTGGTCCAGCGACTGGCCCTTCGCCGGCCATTCAATGTCCGGCATCAGGGTCAGCATTTCGCGGAATACCCAGGGACCGATGCCCAGGGCCAGCCGGGTGGCGCGGCGGGAAAGCCCGCGCGCGGCCGCGTCGCGAATGAACTGTTCGGTGTTCACGGTTGCGCCTCCTGTTGCGCGACACTCAGTGCCACCGCAACCGGGCGCACCCAGATCGGCGTATTGCTGAGCATGAAGGTTTCGCCGGCTTCGGCGAGCAGCAGGGTGGTACCCATCACGCCGGCGATGGCCTCGGCCGCGGCCGGCGGCACGGCATTGCCGATGCGCTCGCTCCAGTCCTTGTCGCTCATACCGTCGAGCACCAGGTATTCCTCGGGCTCGACCAGGCTCTGTAGGGCTGCCTTTTCCAGCGTGGTGAAGGGGCGGTGCCAGGTGCCGTCGAGGCTGCGGATAATGCAGGTCAGGCGTTCGTCCGCTGCTGGGATGCGTGGGTCGGCGACGCTGAATCGGCCGCTGTCGTAGCGGGAGCTGGCCGCGATGGCGCCGGAATGCTGGTTGAAGCCGATCACCCCGTAGTGACCGCCGGTCAGGTAGTTGTCGCCCTTGCCGCGGTGCAGGATGCGCGGGTCGGCCACCGACTGCTGGCCGCCCTGGACGCCCTTGCCGCCGGCGATGATGGTGCCGGCAGGTTGGTCGTAGCGGATCACCCGATAGTTGCCGCTGTGGCGGTTCCAGTTGGGGCGCGGGTCGGCGACGCTGAAGGTGCCTTGCCCTGGCATCGTTTGCCCGGGGATAGTCGGCGCTGACTCGGCCCAGCGGATCACCCCGAACTGCTGGCCGTGGTTCCAGTTCGAAGCCTGACGGTAGCGCGGGTCGGCGACCGAGAACGCACCGTTGGTAGGGCCGGAACGGCCGGCGATAGTGCCGGCAGTGTCGTCCCACCCATGCACCCCCATGTAGCCGGAGCGGTACTCCGGCACGATTACCAGGTCGCGCAGGTGGCCATCCTCGATCGCCAGCTCGTTCAGGCTGCGCCAGTCGCTGCCGGCGCGTACCAGGGCGAGGCGCACCCAGGTCCGCCACTGTAATGACGGAACGCGGTGCATCGGGCCCGCGGAATCGATATCGCCGGGCAGCGGCATGCGGCCGAGGATGTCGCCGACGGCGCGGAGCGACTTCTTCTCTGGCTCGTACAGGAAGGGCGGCACCTTCTCGACATGGCGTGCCACCAGGAGGAAGCGCTTCCGGGACTGCGCCAGGCCGCCGAGTTCGCCGCAGTCGTGGGTAGTCTCGGCCACGGCGTAGCCGAACCCGCCGAGCAGGCTGTTGATCTGGTCCAGCAGGTGCCGGCCGCGGCTGGCCAGGCGCGGGACGTTCTCGAAGACGATCAGCGGCACCGGGTCATCAGCCCATGCCTCGCCCATCAGCCAGATGCAGCGCAGCGTCAACTCGTTCAGCGCCTGGTACTTCGGGGTCAGGCTCATCTTCTCGGAGAGGAGGCCAGAGGCGCCCTTGCAGGGGGAACTGATGAACACGGCATCCGGCCGGCGCCCGCCGGCGGCGCGGCGGATGTCCTCCGGGGTCGCCTCCCGCCAACCGGCCGGCGGCTCCTTGCCGTGGAACCGCACGTACTGGTCGCGGGTGAAGAGGTCCAGCAGGGTGCCCGGGACACCGGCCAGGCGCTCGAAGTCGCGCAATCCGGCCGGGTCCACGTCGATCCCGCCGAGGCAGACCCATTCGGCCTCGACGTTGCCGACCCGCGGACGCGCCCGGTTGAAGCCTGCGGCGCCGCCGCCGAGGCCGCAGCAGAAGTGGAAGTGGTAGAGGGTGCGCTTTATCATTTCGAAAATTCCAGAGGAATGAAGGTTATGAGCAGGCTACTTGCCCTACTAGGTATTGGACTAACAATCGCGTACGCAGTATTTATGTACTTTATATTTGGTAATCCGCTCCCGGCTTTAAAAGAAATGGAGTTGAATAGTGTTGGTGATTTTTTGGCGGGAGTATTCGGGCCTGTGGCCATACTTTGGTTAATTCTCGGGTTCTTTCAGCAAGGACTTGAGCTTCGTCAAAATAATGAAGCGCTAAGACTGCAAGCCGAGGAGCTAAAAAATTCAGTGGAGCAGCAAAAGGAGTTGGTCGAGGTTACTAGGAGTCAGGTTGCGGCCGAATTGGACAGCTTAAGGCTCGCAAGGGAGGAGGCACGGCGTGCTATACAGCCGATGTTTGTTGTTGAGCGCGCTGGAGGTTCTCACTACGGTGATAAACATGAATTAAGTGTTTCGGTTGTGAATATGGGGGCTCCTGTCACTGGAGTGACTTTTCGTTTTAGCGGCGATTTTAAAAATTTTTCCAGCGGCCCTCGGGTCATGGATAAGGGAGCTGCTTTTACAATAACAATTCAAATTGTTGGGAGTGGGGACGGGCTTAGGGATGAGCTATCTATTGTCTACTTGGATGCTTCTAATGCTGCTGGCATGGTTAGATACTTGGTTGAAGTGGACACATTTTCCGCCAATCCCGCTTTAAAAGTTAGTCGCCTGGAAGATTAATCGACGACTGACCAGAGTGCTCCTTGGCGTCGTGGAAGATGTCGAGCTGGGCCGAGCCTTTCGCGGCTTCCTCTGCGGCGGCGGTGACGCGCTCAAGTTCGTGCGCGATGCGCGCCTCGGCGATGGCAAGGTAGGGCGGCTCGCGCTCGATGCCGACGAACTCGAACCCTTCGCGTACCGCTGCCTTACCAGTGCTGCCGCTACCCGTGAATGGGTCGAGCACCTTGCCGCCCGGCGGAGTGACCAGGCGCACCAGGTAGGCCATCAGGTCCGTCGGCTTCACCGTGGGGTGGTTGTTCTGGCTGGTCTTGTCGGTGCCATCTGACTGGAAACTGCCAGGGTTCTGGCTCCCGCTAGACCAGTGCAGCGGCTTGCGCTCCATGTGCTCGCAGCCTTCGTTGCGGTCGCGGCGACTGGCCTTGGCGCAGTAGAAGAAGCGAGCGGCGCTGCCGCCGGCGTCGTGCGGAGAGAAATGGGCATCAGGTGAGCCGGCGAAGGCGCCGTAGCTGTTGCGGGTCTTGTCGCTGTTGCGGGTTGCCAGCGGCGCGGCCTGCCCGGCATCGGCCGGGAACAGCGCGACCACCTCGGTGCTTCCGTCGTGGATCAGGTTCGCGGGCCAGCGGCCGGCGGCGTGTGGGTTGGAAACCACGCCAGGGCCGCGCTGCTCATCTGCGTGCCGACGCGGTAACCCGCCAGCGCCGGTATTTGGTGGCATAGGCTCGGACGGAATGCGACAAGCGTCGATGTTCAGTGCCCCGGTACCGTGGGCCAGAACGTTTCGTGCAACCGTGCCAATCAGGGGCTTGCGGGCCATGCAGATGGGTTCGTGCCCCGGCTTGAGTGCGGTCCCCCAGCCTTCGTACTCGCCGGACAGGTTGTGTGATTTCGGGAATCCACTGCCGAACACCCACATGATCTGGTCGCGGATCTCGAAGCCGGCCATTTCGATACCGACCGCCATATGGTGGTAGGTGCGCGGCGAGGCGAAGGAGAGCAGGTGCCCACCTGGCTTCAGCACGCGCAGGCACTCGGCCGCCCATTCCAGCGTGAAGGCCTGGAAGGCAAGCATGCCCTTTGGGGTTAGGTCGTATCTCCCAGCTTCCGCAGCGACTGAACGATGGCCGCCGTTCGGCCCGGCATCCGGTGCATGGCTGGGCATTTCCGCCCGCCGAGCTGCACGCGCCTCGATGTCGGCACCGTCCCAGGCCTTGCCCATGAAGCGGATACCGTAGGGCGGGTCAGTCACCACGCTGTCGAAGCTGTTGTCGGGAAATGTTTTGAGCACCTGCAGGCAGTCGCCCAGGTGCAGGGTGTAGGGGAGGTGATCAGGCATCGTCAGTACTCGGTGAACAGGCACTGGACGCCGCCCTGCCTGACAGGGCGGCCCACGAGGCATGGTTGAATCGCCCACAGGGCGGCGTCCGGTGCGTGCTTGCTGGAAGAGAAAGCGCCCCGGGTGGGGCGCTGTATCGAGGGTCAGGCAGCAGCCTGCTGCTGCTGGTCGACGAGTTGCCCGGCGTCGATCCAGACCGCTTGTAGCCAGGTCGGCGTCTTCGCCATCGCCTCCTTGAGCGTGCCGGCGACGATCACCGAATCGATTTCCTTGTCCATCGTCACGGCACGCAGCAGTGTCAGGGCCTGGCTACGACTCGGCAGGTCCAACACATCGAGGCGATCCAGCAGCGCCAGGCGAAGGCCGGAGATCGTCGCGATGGCCAGGGCCAGCGTCGCGTCGCACCGCCAGCGTTCGGACTCGGACAGCAGGCCGTACAGTCGACCGCCGAACGTGACATCGATGTCGGCGCTGATCTGTACCGGCGACCAGCCGGCTGTGCCGGATAGGCGCTGCAGCAGCTCGTTCACCGGTCCGATCGCGTCGGCCAGGATCTCAGCCGGGATGCCCGCGGGGGAAAGGGCATCGGCCAGGGCGCTCCAGGCGCAGACCTCGGCGTGGAATCCGGCGGCCTGCTTGATGACGTCCTGGCGCTGGGCGGCAGCATTGAACGCTTCCTGCAGCGACTGCACCTTGGCCTGCTGCCGATCACGCGCCTGGCGCAGTTCGTTGATCGCCTGTTCGCCGTTGGCGATCGCCTCGGCGCTGGGCGCCTGGGCGGTTTCGGCTTCCAGGGCGGCGGCCTGCGCGGCGGCGTCCTCGCTCTCCTTCAGGTCCCGCTGGCTGTTGGCGACGGCCCGCTGAGCGCTGGCAAGATACCCGCGGTACTCCTCCAGACGTTTCGCCGCCTCGGGATCGGCAACCTTCGCCGGTGGCTGGTGCGCGACCAACTGGCCGGCCTGCAGGTCCACGGTGCCCTGGCAATGAGGGCAGGTCAGCGGCTGGTGGGCGGGCTCGCCGCTGGCGGCGGCCTCGGCTGCCATCACCTTCTCCGACCATTCGTCCTGATTGGCCTCGTCGGTGGCCAGCTTGTTGCGCCGGCGGTCGGCCAGCGCTGCGGTTTCGCGCAGAGCGGTGATGCGGCTGGCCCGCGCCTGGGCGTCGGCGTGGGCGCGCTTGCTGGAGCCCAGGGTCTGCTGGGCCTCGTCCAGGTCCTGGGCGGTGGCTCGCAGTTCCGCGCGCGCCGATTCCAGTTCCTCCTCGCTGACGATGACCGGCGGCGCCTCCGGCTCCCACCCGTTCGCCTTCTCGCTGCCGTAGTTCTCGCCGGCGACCGCTTTCCAGGCGCCGCGCGCTTCGCTGGCGTAGTCCTTTGCCTGGCCGACCATGGCGGAGAACCCGGAACGGAGCAGGGGCTTCACCTTCTCGAACAGCGCCAGGTCGATGCCCTTGGCCTTCAGGCGCTTGCCGACCTCGGCAGGGCTGGCGCTGGCGCCGGTCAGGTCGAACAGCACCCGGCGGCGATCTTTGGCGTCCAGAGCGGCGAAGCGGCTGGCGTCGAGCACGAACGGCAGGAACGGCGAGTCGGCGAGCGGGGAGCCTTTGCCGCTGGGCAGCGCGACCCCGCAGGCCTGCACCTCGCCGGCATCGTCCAGCCACTCGACGCGGGCCTCCCCTTTCTTGGCGCCCTCGGTGATCAGTTGGCCGATATGCTGCTTCTGCGCAACGCGGCAGGGCTTACCGGTGAAGGCGTGGCTGATGGCGTCGAGCAGCGAACTCTTGCCGGCGCCGTTGTGGCCGGCCACCAGGAGCACCGGCGCAGAAACATCAAGGGCCGCATGACGCAGCCCCTGAAAGTTGGTGATTTCGAGTTTCGTTATGCGCATGGCTCACTCCAGGTCGAGGGCGATATCCCCCGGCTTCTTGACGACGCGGTAAGTGTTCAACTCGCGGGACTCCTCGTTTTCCTGCTCGAGCACGATGACTCCCTGGTCCAGCAGTTGGAGAACGACGCGCTCGGCTTCCTCGGTGGTGAGAGCGAAGCGCGATTGCAGCCAGGCCGCGTCGAACACGTCCTTCTTGGTGGCGACGCCGATGGCGATCTCGCCCAGGGTGTGGCCGGCGAAGCGCTCGACGCCGATGGCTTTGATTTCCTCGAACTCGGCCTCGACAACCGCTGCATCCAGTACCTCGCGGCCGCCGTTGCTGTCGGCCGCTGTGACTACGCCTTCTTTCTCCATCCGCTCGATGATGCGGGCCGCGCGGTTGTAGCCGATCTTCAACTTGCGCTGGATCGCCGAAATCGACGCTCGCCGGGTCTCGCGGACGAACTCAATAGCCGCCTGGTACAGAGGGTCAGTGTCAGCGCCCCAAGCGCCGTCTTCCTCCATGTCGCCGTCGCCGCCGTTCAGGTCCAGCGGGTTCTGGTCCGGATCCGCCTTCACGTCCTTCATGCCGTCGAGGAACTCAGCGGCGCCGCCGATGATCAGCAAGCAGTCCTCATTCACCGCGTCCAGAAGGTCGTGCTTGTTCGGGCTGGAGTGATTCACCACGATGACGGCCTTCATCTTGTCCTTGGCCGCGATGGATTCGAGCTTGCCGTAGACGGTCTCGCGCTCGGCGCCGGCGATGGTGTGCACCGCGATGGTGGCGGCGTTGCGCACCTGCTGCTCCAGGCGCTCGATCACATCGGTCTGCTTGGCTTCGGACAGCTTCTGCCACACGTCCGGCAGGATGCGGATTTCCTGGATCAGGCCCTGCAGCAGGCTCTTGCCGAGCGTTTCGGCGGTCATGTGGAGGAAGGCGGCGTTGTTCTGGCTCATGGGCTGGTTCCTACTGGTTGGCGATGCGTTCGAGGGTGGTGTGCTGGGACTCACTGAGGAACATCCGCGGGCCGTAGCGCTGGAAGTTGGCGCGCAGGTCGGCGGTGAACTCTTCTTCCCAGGTGGTGGCAGCATTCAGCTCCGCCGCGCCGAGGAGGCTGTTGAACTCCTCGACACGGTCGAACTGCTCTTCGATGGTTCGGCTGGGCATGGCCGGTTACTCGAGATTGAGCTCGTCGGTGCCGGTGTCCGGCTGCTGGCCCGGGGCGGGTTCGGTGATTTCGCCCGTCTCGGTGTTCACGCCGTCCGGCGGAGAGGGCTCGTCTCCATCGTCTTCGGCGGCGACAGCCGGCGGCGCCGGTTCTTTGTCTCGGAGATCATCGACATGCACCGTCACGGTTTCACCCTGGATATCGGTGTCCCGCGGTTCGATGAAGTCGTTGACCTCTTCGACGGTCTGCAGGCCCATCAGCAGCTCAGGCGCATACAGGCGGCCCAGTAGGCTGGCAGCGCGGTAGCGCAACATCACCTCGGGCATGGTCTGCCACTTGCTGCCGTTCTTGGTGAGCCAGCCCTCGTCGAGCGCCATTTGAATCGACACTTCGGGGCTTTCGATCACGGGCACTCCGTACTCGCGGCACAACTGGAGCATCGACTTTTTGCGAAGCTCCTCGGGGCTGAAGGTCGGGATTTGAACGCCCCTCTCGGTGGTCCAGGCCGTGCAGGTCTGATGGCGAACCTTGATGGTCTTCGTCTCCTCGACCTTCTGCTTGTTCTTCCAGGTAGTCGCCTTATAGGAAACCTCCTGCTCTTTGCCCGGCTGGCTGAGGTCGTAGCGGAGCGGGTTGAAACGGCCGCAACTGTTGATCGAGGCGATGATGAACTGGCTGGACCAGCTCGGCCGGCCCTCGATCACGTACAGGTTCTGCATCACCATCAGCGGATCGGCGCCCATACGCTGCGCCATGTTCAGAGCGACGATGCAGTTCGGCAGCCCGGCGCCGTTCGGGGTGTAGCCGGTGACCTTGCCGTACTCTTTCACCTCGGCGAAGGCGCGGTACTGCACCGGCACTAGGGTAGACGCGCTGAGCGCCTTTGCGACGCGCTGGATCTGGTCGAAGCCGGCGCCGGTGAGGAGGGACATCGGCGCATCGTTGGTTGACCTCGCGACGGCGCTGGTCTTCAACTGCTCCAGTTGGGTGGGTTCGCTCATGCTGCTGTCTCCTTGTAACCCATGAATTTCCGGTACTCGGCCTCGGTCGCAACGCTCACGACGCGGTGCTCGTCGGGCTTGTCCGGCTTGTTGTGCTGCTTGCGCTGGGCCTCGAGGAACTGGCCGCGATCCCAGACGCGGTGGTGGTTGATTACCTCGCGGCGCTTGCCGGCCGGGTCGGTGAGGCGGACGTACAGGTCTTCGGATTTCATGGCGATCCTCATTCGTGGTATGGGCAGGTCCGCCAGCGCGGACAGTACTTCGGGCTGCAAAGTGGGCTTTGCGGGTTCGGGGGGAAGAGGCCGGAGCGGAACATGTCGGCGGCGAACTTGATCAGGCCGGGATGCTCGTCGGTGCCGGCCATCACCTGGCGCGCGCCGACGATCTCGCCGACCGCCGCCTCGGGCTTGCCCTTGGTCTTCAGGCCGATGATCTCGGCCGGCGCGGTGATCGCATCGCCGGTGGTGTGCTCGTAGAGCAGTTCGTAGGTGCCGATCTGGGCTTTGTGGCCCTTGGTCTTGGCCACGCCCTGGCTCACCGCGGCGCCGCCGGTCTTCACGTCGGCGATGCCGACGCCGTGGCTATCGCGCTTGATGCGGGCCCGGTCGAGTTGGCCGGTCAGGCGGACAAGGATGCCGCCACCGCAGTCGATCTCCATCGGCTTGGTCGTCAGCTCCACGGCCACGAACGTGTAGCGCGGGCTGATGTCGTTGCAGTACTTCGTGTGCAGCGTCAGTCCGGTGGACTCGGCTTCGCGCGGGCTGATGTCGGAGCCGCGCCAGTCCACTTCAAAATCGGGCTGCTGCAGCGTGTGCACCAGCAGTTCCGAGGCGTCGTAGGCGCTGATCGGCTCGCCGTTCACCCGCGCAGCGTCGAATGCTGCGGTGCTTGCGTGGATCGCGGTACCGAGCAGTGCCCGGGGGGATGAAGGGCTACGAATCTTGAGGAGGTGGATGCCCTCCCACTTGAACGCGCAGTCGAACAGCGCGCCCCAGGACGAGGCGCGCACGGTGATGGCTTGCATGGTTGGCTCACTTCCCGGCGATGGGTGCCGTGGCGGGTTGTTCGGCGGTGATCAGACCGCCCCAGGCAGGGGCGAAGATGAGCAGGATGTAGAAGGCGGTCATGGCCAGGGCGCCAAGGAGGGTGGCTTTACGCTTGGCATTCATGGCGCATGCCTCCCGGCCCCATTGCACCTCCAGCAGGAGGAGTAGGCAGAATGGTGCGGGCCGTGCGATACGGTGTTACCGGTGCCTTGACATACCCGGCAAACAACCTTTTCCCGCTCCTTCTCAAGTTCCTTGCGAAGCGAGTCGGCTTCGCGTGACCTTGGATCTTCCGGGGAATAGAAGGCTTGTCCAATGTTCTCTGCGAACAAGACAACGTCCCTGGCAATCGCCTTGATCTGTTCGCTGGTGGCCACCACGCCATGCTCCTCCAGCGACTCCCCAAGCCCTTCGGCAAAGTAGTCTTCCCGTGAGTAGCTCATCGCCGCACCCCCAGGCACTTCCGGCCTTTCTTGATGGTCAGTGCCATGCGGCGCGGGAGATTCACCACCAGGGTCTCGCGGGGCAGGCCGAGCACCGCGGCGATGTCGGCG